ACCAGCATTGTCTGACGTAGATGGAGTATTGTTATAAATTAATGCTCCTGCTGCATTAACCGTTACGCTAGTAAATGTTAAATCACTAAAGTCAACAAACCCAGAAGTAGACCCAGATGTCACTCCTACAGTTGTTAGCGCAGAACCACCAGATGTAATTCCATCAGACTCTGCATTAGTAATAAAAGAGGTTGTCCCTGCACTTAAAGTACCCGCTGCAGAATATAAAGCTAATTTAAAAGTATCCGCAGCACTTTGTCCAGTGGGCTTAAAACAATGTGTTCCTAATAACAATTGTGTTTTGAAACTTGTACACATAGCTTGAGTGATTGCCATTTTTAACTCCTATTCATTCAATAATTTAATTAGTTCAGGATACCCCATTTCCCTAAACCTATTTGCTAAAGTAACATTATGACTTCGCACTGCTTCATGCATGTATTGCACTAAAACTTTTTTTAAATCTTTTTTAAATGTTTCCGCTTGAACCCGAACTGCTGGATGCGAATTTTGACCAACAGATATAATTTTATCTAAAGCTCTTTCCGCTATTTCTTCTGGCGTAAACCCTCTGCCGGAAGTTGTCATAACTTTTACCGAGCCTCCTAATAACACAGATGTACTATTTCCTATCATTTGACTTCATACCTCACTTGTTTAGTTCTATACATGTCTTGTCTATTTTTACCTTCACTCAATTGTTTGAGTCCAGCTAAAGCTTCATTATAACGTTGAGTATAACTTTGATAAACGTCCGCTTCACCTTTCATAAATATATGCGCTTCGATTAAAGCTCCATATAAAAGAACTGAATCATAATTTTGACCTAACCAAGAAGTCTGTGCTGTAACAATAGATTCTGGATAATAAAAATAATGTAACTCAATACTGTAATCACTATCTGGTGTAGGACCCACTATATAACTGTCGTTATCAAATAAAGCATAATGAGTAGGTTTACTTGTAGTTGCAGGATTTGGAAACGACTCTCTAATAAAATTTACGTCTTTATTTAATAAATAATGATACTTACCAGAAGAATCTATAAGCGCTAAAGAAAAGTCTGCTAGCCAATCACTTGGGACTGTTAGATATTGATTATCAGAAGTTAAATTACCAACTACGTTTCTTCTAAGCGCTAATATTTGTACAGAGTTATATATTTTTTGTTCAGACTGTTTAATAAAAGTATTTATCTGATCCACGCCTGTTACAGTAACGGAGTTACCAACAATATCTGTAAAAGAAACATCAGGGAAATCATTTTCGCAAGTGCTTTTTATTGTATTAAATAACTCAGAATAATTCATCAGCCAAGTCTTTTAGAAGAGTTTGTTCCTTTTATAGCTGCCCCTGTGCCTCTTGTTTTTACCGTTTGAGTATTAGGTATATCGTTAGGGTAGCCGTCTCGCTTTGGAACAGGCACATCTACGGGTTGCTTAAATTTTTGAACTTCTTTCATAACATCTCCTAACTTATAGTTATTGTCACAGTCCCTACATTTGTTTGTATTTTTAAATTATCAATTAAATCTAAATTAAATGGGTTACGTAAACCTACAGGATCAAAACCATATTGATAGTTTCTTGACCCCGATTCGGGAAATCGTGTTAAATCTGGTCGTGGGTTTCGTATAGCCTGTGGGTCATTCACAGGAAACATTCCTAATTGTAACTGAGGTTGATCTTTTTCAAAACAAGTAGGGCATACTAAAATATTAACATTTTTTGTCTTTATTGTAAGTGGTTTTAATTCTTTTAACTTGTAACGAAATCCACACCTATCGCACTCTGCGATAGCATATTTTCCTCTAGCGAAAGATGCAGTCATTAGTACAAAAACTCCCTTGGAGCTAATCGTAAAGGTGCTTTTTCTCTATCTTCACTAGAAGCAATCAACCATTGTTCTTCATAGTCTTGCTTTAGCATTTGTATTCTATCGGTTGCTTCTGGTATTTTTAAAGATAAATAATAAGCTAAACCTGAAACAAGACAAGGTAACATTCTAAATGGTATATCTTGTGTGTTAACACCATCGCCAGCATCTTGAATCCTTCTCATTCTAAAATATACAAACGTATAAAAATCACTTCTATCAGGCGCAGGCCAAACTTTTATTTGAGGGTTTTGCACTACGCTTGAAGAATTTGTTGCTCCCGATTGTCGATCTATAAATACTTGTATAGGTCTACCAGTATTATTTTTATTTGGTATCGTTGCATACGTAGACACACTAATTCTACTAATTGTTAAATCTTGTTGGTTTGTACCTGTTCCTGTTCTAACTTGATGCTCTAATAAATCAATAGTATCAACAGGTAAATCATATGTAATAGTGCCTTGAGTTAAAGGTATAGAACCTTCTTCAATTGTCCATAAATTTATACCTCGATTAGCCCAATCAATTGTTAATAAATTTAAAGACCTTCTAGCGGAACTTAAATCATATCCGGTTCGCATTTCTGTGCCGCAACGACTGTAAGCTTCTCCGGCTAAATCATTTAAGTTTAAGTTAAAATTAGTTGTATTTGTAGTTGTCATTTTGCTTTCACACTATTAATAAATTTTCTGTATACACTAGCAGCAGACTTTTTCCCCATAACTTTAGCTCTTTGCTCCATTGCTATAGCAGCTTGAATTTTATGAGCTTTTGTTCTACCACTATTTTTAATTTTACTAACACTCTTTACTGCATCCTCTCTTGTGGCAAATTTTAACCCTTTTATAGTGCCTTTAGGGTTTTCGTCCGTATATAAATCAGAATGTTTTTTAGACCTTGCGGGCTGACCCGGCTTTCTTGGTATTCTAGGATTATTCTTTTTTATCAAAAATTTCCCCTTTTCCTAACAAAAAACTAACGGCCTTCTCTTTTATGCTTTTTATTACCTCAACTAAAAACTTCATAATTAACCCACCTTTTTTCTAGGTATCCTAGGATTTCTTTTTTTTACGGACATTACGTTTCTTTCCTAAAATAGTCTTAACATTTGTTGGTTTACCTCCCGGATTACCTGCTACTCTTTTACGCTGAACTGCTGACTTTCTTTGCGCCTCAGTCATTGATTTAGCTTTTGCCCTTGGCACACATTTTGGATACGCTCTTTTACTGTCTTTTGTAGACTTACGTCCACAGGCTTGGTATTTGCCTTTCTTTTTAGGAGCACCTATATCAACCCAGTCCCCCTTTTTTCCTTTACCAAACCACTCTTTTAGAGACATTATGCGTAGCCTCCTCCTCTTTTCTTGTACGTTTTGACTAAATAAGCATTAGCGTAAGCTGATGGGTAAACATCAAATTTACGTTTTGTTTCTGCTTTTACTCTAGCGTACAAAGCTGGATTTGTAGGTTTAGATCCTGATTTTTTCTTGGTTGTTTTTTTCTTGCCTCTTTTTTGTCTTACGTCTGTAGTAGCCATTACACCATCCTACCTACTGTTTTACCCTGTCTAATTATGCCGTCTGCTCTTTTAGATGCAGAAGATTTTGCTATTTTAGTTTTAACCACACCACCTTTTGTACCGCCTTTAGCCACTATCATACCGCCATTCTGCATTTTAACTGAGCCTCCTTTAGCCATTACTGCTCCACCTTTAGCCATTTTCTTTTTCTTTATTTCTTCTATGGCGCCACCGATGTTATAACCTTTAGCCATCATGCCGCCTTTAGCCATTCCTTTAGCCATCATGCCACCACCTCTAGCCATTACTGCACCGCCTTTTGTACCGCCTTTAGCCATCATGCCACCACCTTTAGCCATTACAGTACCGCCTTTTGCTTTCATTACTGTCCCGCCTTTTGCTTTCATTACCATACCTCCTTTTTTTGCTGTGAATCCCATTCGTTCTGCTGCTTGTTTACCTTTTTCTCCAGAGTTTATCATAGCGGTAAGTCCTTTTTTGCCCTCTGCAGAAGCGCTTCTTAATTTAGCCATCATCATTCTCCACATATAAATTGTTAAATGTTACTGTTGGGTCCATATATGAATCATCTTGTTCTGCACAATGCGTATGTTGACTAGGCCTAAAATCAGGTGCTCCTTCGCCAGTAACCCATAATGCAGGGCTTGTAACTCTTACTCTGTTGTTAGGAAGAGCTACCATGTTACCTTTCCATTGTCCGTCTGTTAGCACCATAACATGACTCTGTTTGTGCTGGGCTGGACAGTCTGCGATTTCGCTTTCGGTGTAGTCCACAGTGAAGATATATCTCGCTGTGTGAAACTCTCCTGCGATTTTACATAACCACGGACTTGGTTTACACCTATCGAGTGATATGATTGAATGGGTGTGTGATGGACAGTCCCACGGTTGTGCGAGGTGTGTCTCCATTCTTTCAGGCCAGTCATCCATTGGGATGTCTCCACAAAGTGCTGTGAGCGGCATCCTTGCCCACATGGCTCCTCCATGTGGATTGCTTTCACCTTCTTCCTCTTCACATCCTGTGAATATAATTTGGAAGCTGAGACATCGGTCTGGCATCGTCGTAACAGCCACTGCCAATCCGTGAACAAACTCTCCGTGATATTTTTGATGTCCATGTGTAAACTCTTTTCTAATCCAAACCTTTGTATACGGAATATTGCTAATTAAATACGCCACCCTTTACCTCCTTTTAAATTAAACAAACCTCCCTTTTGTTTTACCTCTTTTAGCTATACCATCACCTCTAAATTTTCTGGTTGTCTTTTTCTTAGCTTTTACTTTACCGCCTTTTTTATAAGCGTCTCTTTCTAAAGTTCTTTTCATCCCATAATCAGATATTCTTCTTCTATACTCTTTAGGACTCATATTTAAAAGTGCATCTCTTGCAACATCTGAGTCTGCCGTAATACCTTTTGTAGAAAGTATAGCTTCTTGAGTTGCGGCTTTTTCTTCTCTT